CAGCTGAATGGGCTGACCGACGATAGGCAACCGCTCGCCGATGTTGGCGGCCAGCGTGGCCCACTTGCGCGGGTCGCGCTTCATGGCGTCAACCCGGTTCTTTGCGACACCGATGGTGGTCGCGAGGTTCCAATCCTCCATCAGATTGCGGACGTCGGTAGCGAGCGCATCGAGACCGTCTTTGCGGGCGATGCCGTGCGCCTGCCGAGCCTCGATGAGCCCGTTCAGCCCGTCGAACACCTGCCCAAGATGCTTACCGAATTCCTGGTTGCGGCGCGGGTCCTTTTGGGCCATCGCGAACATGCGGTCGACGGTCGACTCGCGCGTGATGCGCCCGGCGCCGGTCGTATCGAACTTGATGTGACCGGTCGCCTCGGTGAGCGTGTTCTGAACCTTGCTCCAGCTTTCGAGCATGGTCGTCCAGGGGACGTTGAGCGAGCGCTGTAGGTCAGCTGCGCCACCGAATAGCTTGGGGTCCGTGAGCCCTTTCCGTAGCCCCTCCCGCGTCGGGATGATGGCAGACTTCAGCTCTTCCTTCGCGATGGCGTCCAGGTCGCTCGCGTCGATGCTCTTGCTGAGCCGGTCGAGCCGCCGCTTGAACTCGTCGAGCGCGACCATGCGATTGCCGGCGTCGGGCTCGACGGCGATGCGCCGGGTGAACGTGTCGAGCGTCTCCTCGGCTCGCTTGCCGAAATTGCCGAGGGAGTACTTGCTCTGCTGGATCGCCGCGATGCCGTCCTCGGCGCCCTCTGACACGGTCGTTGCCCACTTCGCTTGGCGCTCCAGCAGAGGGGCCTCCCACTCCTGGGCGTACGTCCCAATATCCTCGTATTTCAGCTGGTTGCCGAGGTCATCGGAGAGCCCGTTGTTGAGGCGCGTGAACGATTCGGACGCATCCTGAGCCACGAGGAATATGTGGTCGTCCGCGTCCCGAGCGAGGGTCGCCGCCTCGCTATCGGACATCTGAGAGATGGCCGGCGTGAATTCGTCCTCGAGGTCAGCCGCGCGCGCTGCGCCCACGCTTCCGCCGCCGACTGGGTCGACCATCTCTCGCGCCGCGCCTTGCGCCTCGCTGACGACGTTGCGCCCACCGATGGCGCCGGCGGGCTTGACGGGGTCCTTTGCGAACACGGAGCCGATGCCCTTGAGCGCGCCTCGGAACATGAAGTCAACGCCGGAGAAAGCGAGCGTGTTGGCGGCGACGTTCTTCAGCTCGTACGGCCGCTGCTCGAACCAGGCGTCGTCGTATTCCTGAGCGACCGCTTCTACGCCGGCCTCCGCGACGATTCCGCCTGCGGTCGTCCCGAGGACGGCACCGAACCCCGGTGCGGCGGCGACCGCGCCAGCCCCCGCCATGGCGGCGAGCGGAGCCGCAGCAAGGCTCGTCCCGAGCCCGGCGGCGAATGGCCGCGCCTCGCGCTGAAGCCGCGCCTGCTCGTCGTAGGCGCCCGGGAATGTCTCTTCGCCGCTCTGGACAGCGGCCGCTGGCGCTCCCATCGGAGCCGGGCCGCCCGCGCCGAATGCGTCGCTGCCGACCGCGGGGGGCGTGAAGCCCTCGAGCGCGTCTCCGATCATGCCCAGCCCGCGCTGGAAGCCACCAGCGACGGCCGAGCCAAAGCCCTCATCGGAGCTCTCTACCGCCTGCTGGTGGTCGTACTCTTCCTGCGAGACCAGCCCGAACTCGCGCCGCGCGCGGTCCGCCTCTTCGTCGGGGACGTTGGAGTAAACCTCTCCGGACCGTGGGTCTACGAATACGGGCATTTCACTTCCACGAGCTCGGGGCGCCAGGGGCGCCGACGCGGCTCTGTTTGCGGCGGGACTGAATGAGCGCTTCGAGCGCGTTCAGGTTGGTCGCGATCTCAGCGCGTGTCGCGTCCTCGTCACCGAGTACATCGGTGTAGAACTTTAGTTCCGACTCGGATATCGCAGCGCCCGTCTGGAGGCGGACCAGCCCATCCATCGCCACGCGACGGGCCGCCTCGATGGGCTTGCCTTTGCCCAGCAGTCCAGGGACCACCTCTTGCAGCCCCGGCGCTTGCATGCCCTTGAAGCCGTCCGGAACAATCAATGCTCCAGTCTTCGGATCGCGCTGGAGACCGACGGACTTCCCGAACTCTATGACCGTCTGCCACGCTGCCTCGGCTTTGCCTTCCGACTCGGACAGCTCCTGATCCTTGCGCGCCACGGCCTCCTTGTCCTCTCGCGTCTTCTGTGAACGGACGCTTTCACCGGCCGGGCTTGGGATGCCCATGGCCTTGTCGAAGGCCGAGAGCTGTTCGGGCGTCGCGCCCGCATCCTCGTATGCCTTGCGCGCAGCGAGCTGCTTGGCGAAGGCGTCGATTGCTCCGGCACCAGCCGGAGGCGGCGGCGGAGGCGCGTACCGGATGCTGACTCGCTCGTTCTCCTTGTCCACGAGCCCCTGAACCTCAGCCTGGCCCTTGGCCATGAGCGCCGCTGAATCCTGCAGCATCTGCGCCTGGATATCCGCGTTGGTTGCCTTTTGCTGCGCCTGGAACTGAGCGAACTGGCCCGCCGCGTTGTACATCTCCGCGCGCGCGGCCTTGATACCCATCTCCTCGTCACCGAACACGCGCGTCCAGTGTGCAACGCGGCTCTTCTTGTCTTCCTTCTGCTGCTCGATGTCGTTGTCGATCGCCTTCTGCATCATGTCGAGCGCGCCGTTCGTGGCGCCGCGCTGCCCGCCGCGCTGCTGGAGCGTCTGGCCGAGCCCGCCGAGCGCGAGCGCGACGGCTCCGAGAATCACATCTCCCGTGCTCATCTGCTTGATGAGTCGGCCCGGGTCGAGCTGGGTAGCCATGGCTGTCTTGATGTTTTGCTCGGCCTCTAGCTTCGCTGCCGTGCGCGCCTGGAGCTGGCGCTGCTGGTCGCCCATGAATGACTGGTGGTTGGCCTGGACGACGGCGAGCGCCTCCTCGCGGCCCTCCAGTCGCGCCTGGGTCGCTGCCTGGACGGCGCCGGCCGCGCTCATGGTGCGGTCGTATACGCCCTGCTGATTCGCCTGGAGCTGCTCGGGAGAGAGCGGAGTCCCGCGAATCTCCGCTGTGGCGGCGGGCATCCCCTGAAAGGAGCCGGGCAAGCCGGCGCCCGGGGCGCGCCGCGCGGCGCTCTGCTCAGGCAGGCCCGAGCCTCCCAGCTCCGTCCCGCTCTCCTTTTGCGCCATGAACGCGACCACGCGGTCCCGTGGCAGGTCGGCGAGCTTCACGCTCGGGTCCGCGCCGAGCGAGGCGCTGGCCTGCTGGATGTACAGGCTCGTGTCGTTGCTCGAGGGTGGCGCGTACTTGGTGATGAACTCACCCACGGTCTTGCCGCGCGCGGCGTCGATCTCCACCTGCCGGTTCAGCGCAGCGATACCATCCTCGGGCGACTCGAACGCGGCCCAGTGCCCACCATCCTCCGCTGGCTCTCCACGCGACGCCCCGGCCTGGCCCACGTATTTGAGGTTGCCCGGATTGTTGTGCACGTAGGCGATGCGGCTCGCCTTCGGGATGCGGATGCTGGATTCGGGCTCGGCGGGAGCTGGGGCCGCGGCGGGACGCTGTGTCTGCTGATCGACCGGCGCAGTCTCGGGCCTGGCGAGCATCGGTGGCGGCTCGGGCGCTTCGCGCGCGGGCGGGGGCGCCGGTGGCTTGTACAAGCGCCGAGCTTCCTCCGGGTCGCCTTGGCCGTACATGCTCGTGCCGTCCTCGTACTGCCAGATGCCGGTCCCGAAATCCGGGTCGGTTGGATCTGAAATCTCGGGGTCTGGCTCGAATCCTCGGAACATCAGGCCTCCAGCTGCTTCTTGAGCGCGTCGAGCTCGCTGCGCATGCTGCTGAGCGCGGCGTGGTTGACCAGCGCGAGCCGCCCGGTGTCGACTCGCCGGTAGCCGTCTGCGCCGACCTTGACTATGTCGCGCCCGAATGGCGAGCGCTCGAGGTCCTGCGCCATGGGACCGGCGCGCTCCGTCTCGGTATCCTCGCCGAATCCAGGGCGGTAACGGTAGCCGTGGGCTGGCGCGGCACGAAGGTGCTCGTCCAGTTTTGCCTTGATGCTATCCAGGCCCTGGATGCTTTCCTTCGCGCGCTCGTCGCTGAGCGCGACCTTGCCTAGCGCTTGCCCGGCGCCGCCAGCTAGCCCACCGATAGTGTTCAGCGCCAGCTGCTCGCCGAATCCCATCTGGTCAGGTGAACCGGCATCAGCCGAGCGAACGCCGTACCGGCCGCCAACGTCCGTGTTGATCAGGCTCGTCTGATTCGCCAGCAGCGACTGCGTCAGGTCGTTGGCGAGTCCCTGGCCCGCCAGGCCCTGCTGATTCGCCTGGCTGAGGAAGTTCAAGCCGGTCGCATTGGCCTGATTCGCGAGCCCGCCGTAACCGAGCCCTGCGTCCAGACCCAGCCGTTGTCCCGCAAGATTGCGGTCAGCGTCCGCCATCAACACGCCCGCGTCCTGGCCGCGCATGCCCATGTTGACGTTGGCGATCCCGAGCTCACGCGACACGTCCTGGCCACGCGCGCCGAGCGCCGTCTGCTGATTGCCCTGGAGCAGCGACAGGTCCTGACCGCGCGCCCCGAGCTGCGCCTGGAGGTTACCGAGGCCCATCTGAGCCGCCGTCGACTGATTGCCCTGGAGCGCCGAGAGGTTCTGCCCGCGAGCGGCAACGGACGCCTGCTGGTCGGCGGTGAGCGCCCCGAGGTCCTGGCCGCGCTGGTTGACCGCCGTCTGCGCGCGGAGTCCCTCGAGCCCGAGCGCCGTGCTCTGGTCACCCTGGAGCGCCGAGAGGTTCTGGCCCCTGGCGCCGAGCGCCGTCTGGGCCTGGAGCTGCTCGAGCGCCGTCTGGGTGCCCTGGTTGGCCATTGCCGCCTGAAGGTCCTGGCCGCGCGAGCCTAGGGCGACGCTCTGGTCACCCTGGAGCGCGCTCAGATTCTGGCCGCGGAATCCGAGGTCCTGCGCGCGCTGCGCCTCGCTCATCTGTCCACCGAGACCGATGGCAGAGAGCTGGCGGTTTTTGAGCATGTCGGCCTCTTGCGCGCGGAGCGTCGCAAGCTGGCCGGCGGTGTCGCTCATGATCGCGCTACCCTCGCTCATCGCGCCGCGGAGCGCCTGAGCTTGAGAGCCGGCGCCGCCGCGCCCCGACCGCGCCGCGCCAATGAGGTTGGCCATGTTGTCGGATTGCGCCTGCTGGAGCTGAGCCTCCGCGACGCTCGGCCCGTCGGGAGCGTCGAGGAAGCCGTTCAAGCGCTGGAGCATGCCGGCCTGGTCCGCGTTGAATGCGCCCTGGTTGCCGAGCTGCCCCGCGATCGCGCCCGGGCCCGCCTGCATCTGGATGTTCCCGACCTGACCGACCGTCGGCGCGGCGCCCAGCTGCCCCGCGATGCCACCGACGTTACCCACTTGGTAGCCGCCGCCCAGCTGCCCCGCGACGTTGGAGATTGCTCCGAGCGAGCCCGGGTTGACATTGCCGACGCTCGCCGCTTGCGGCGTGCCTCCCAGCTGGCTCGTGCTCAGCGCGCGCGGGGCCGCCGTGCCGCCGTACGTCGGGACGCTCGCGCCGATGTCGAAGCGCGGGGCCACCGATTGGGCGCCGGCCTTGAAGTTCTGACCCGCTGCGTTGAATGCGCCGGCCTGAGCTTGCTGCTGGTTCGCGACCGCCGAGCCCTGATTCTGGATGTTGGCTCCGAGCGCCTGAGATGCTTGTACCAGCGGCTTCGCCTGCCAGTGCTGGCTCTGCATCTGCTCGCTCTGCGTGTACATGCCCTGCGCGAGCGGCCCGCCAAAAACGCCCTGGTCGACGACGGGCGCGGCGCTGGCAATCATCGGCGTCGCAGGAGCGGCCGACTGCGCGGGGCCTTGCGCCGCTGGCCTGGGCGCAAACGGGTTGCTCGTGGGCGCCGATGCCCCGAGATTACCGACCTGACCCGATAGGACGTTGCCGCGTTGCTGAGACACCGGGTCCTGTCGGAACGCGGGAGCGGTGACTTGCCCGGATAGCCCCGCCGATCGCGTGCTGACCTGCGGAACATTGGCGCGCTGCCCGGGAGCCACGATGTTGTCGAAGATTGAGGCCATTCACGTTCCCTTCGCCGCGCTGCGGCGGCTCTTGCGCTTCCGGATGACCTCCAGCGTGATGCTGGAGAGCGTCTCGCCCTCGCTCGCGCCAGAGTCCTCGGTGGTGCGCAATCGTAGCACGAAGCGGTCACCTTTACGCCGCTTAGGCCGCCACGACTTGCTCACGGTGTCGTCCGCCGAGTATCCCGTGTCGATGGTCACCGGCGCCGTGACGCATTGCCCGGCCGTGCCGAACGTCACGCCGTCATCGAAGCTCACATCTCCCTCCAGCTTGTGGCGAGCCCTATGCTTGCCGGTCGAGATGAAGCCTTTCAGCTTGCAGTATCCCTCGGTTCCGCTTGGGGCGACGCTGCCCGTGATGAGCGTCATCGGGATGAACGAGGTGGCCGGGAATGTCGTGTCCTGCCGATAGACGAGCCCATCGATGACCAGGTGGATACGGCCCTGGTGTTCGCAGATGCTCTGGATGACGCCGCTCGGTAGCTCGCTCAGATCGTCAACGTACCAGGCGCCGTTTCGCAGATCGGTGCAGACGAGTCGGCGAGAGGTCCCTGCGGCATCGTTGCAAGCCCAAACAGCGGTGTCATCGACTCCGGAGATGGCGGCTCCGACGATGACCGGGTGAGCCGAGAGAGTATCTCGGACTGCTTGGCTAAGCCATTGAGCTGCGCCTCCTCCACGGGGCAGAAGATACAGACGATCGGGATAGGCTTGGAACCAAGTACCGCTGGCAGTTCGCAGGATACTGCGCCAGTCAATGACGCCAACTGCGTCTCCAGGGATGGCGCGCGGGGCATCGAATTCGCCATTTCCGTTGTCGTCTGGACCCACTCCACCAACGACGAATACCTCCGAGCGGCTCGCGACATAATCAACATCGTCCTGTGAGAAAACGGCCGTGGTTCGGCCTGTGATGGTCCCGAAATGCCCAGGAGTGGATGACCACTCAATAGGCTCACTCGGGAAAAACCGTTTGCTGCGCTGCCACTCGCTCTGGTTCGGCAATCCAGCGCTGGAGATGCGCGCTGAGCCAGGGCAAAGGTACTGGGCCGGGTACGGCGCCTCGTGTTGCCGCGGAACCGATAGCGTGCCGCGCGAGCCTTGCGTGTAGATCACTTCCTGCGTAGATATCTCGGCATCGGACGACGAATCTTCGATGGTGATCGATTGAGCAAAGCTCGATGTGCTGAACGCGAAAGTCGTTCTCCGCTTGGAGCGATCTGGCGCCACCTTAGTTCGGTATACGATGACCTTGCCGCCCGTGTCCGCGCTCTGGCTAACGCGCAGCGAGTGCGGCGTCGAGACGACGAGCGTGACCATGTCATCGCTCGCGCCGGTGACCACGTTCACATCGTCGCTGACCGGCGAGAGATGCCGGTTACCCTGCGCGTCGTACCATTCATACGCGACGGCATAGACGTAGAGCGAGCCCGATGTGAGAGAGCCGTTGCCGTCGCTCGGTGTGGCCGACTCGATGATGGGCGTGTCGAAGTACCCGGCCTCGACGAACCGAGTCCCGTCCCAGCATCCTACGAATCCGCCAGCTACGAACAGGAGCCCACCGAGGCTCGCTGTCTGCCGACGCTCCGGGCTCATGCACCGCCATTGCATGACGACAGGCGTGTGCTGGCAATTCAGGTCTGTGACCGGGAACACGCCCCAGTAGCGGGTCCCGTCGGTGGCGACGCTGCCGAGCCACGAGGGAAGCGCATCGAGCGCAATGCCGCGATGGTGCGCGCATTCATACCCCCGCCCGTGCTCCAGGTCGAAGATGCCGGTGAACGCGAGGAGTGTTTCGCCGGCGTATGGGCTCAGCGCCCCGACGAAGAGACCGTCCGGGCTTACGAACGGCTTCGACTGGAGGGACACCTCCCGGAAGGTATTCGTGGCACTCGCGACATGATCGGAGAGGTTCCGGACGTCAACTTTGACCTGCTGGTCTACGGTGTCGGGAATCGCTGCCGCGGCGACGAACTCCGTCGAGCTCTTGAGGACTATCGCCGGGACGCGCGTGCCGGTCGCGCCACCGAACAGCGTCGTCGGCCCAACCGTGCTCGCAAGCGTTGACGTGTTGAAGCTCTCAACCTCGTAGTTGCCGCTCGTGTCGACGTAGGCGACGACGGTTCCGGCGGTGCCCGTCGCGCTCGCGACGCTCGCCAGGCTCACGTCCGTGGAGGTCAGCGTGCCCGTTGCTGACACCGATAGAGCGGTAGTGCACCGTCGAATGGTGCAGACGGATGTGTCTGAACGGACAACGAGAAGGATGAACTCGGAGGCACCAGCCACGGGGGCAAGGTCAATACCGTCTCCCACCGTTCCGGTGCTGTGCAGCACGGTCTCGGCGGAAAGGGCTGTGCTGCTTCCCACCGTGAACGTCGCGGCGCGCACGTCGTCGGAACTGTCTTGCCAAGCAAAGACGAACACGGATCCCACACCCACCACCCGCGGATGGGTGCGTGATGCGACCGTGGTCGAGAACAGTACGCTTCCGTTGTCTGGGTCGAAGATGTGGACGATGACGTTGCCGCTGTCGCCGTGATCTTCGTACACGAGCGCCACGTGGTTGTTTGCGTAGGCGATGTCATAGAACTGATCCTCGTCGACTTTCACGAACGGCGGACGGAACACCTGCTCGAGCTCGCTGATAGCGCTGAACGCCCTCGGGCGCGAGCCCGTCTCCTCGCCCTTCCACTGGCTCGTATTCTCGTTCCAGGTGAACACCTTCTCCGGGCCGCCCGCGGCGCTGCGCTCGCTGCCGAGTGCCAGCAGCGTCTCGTTGTGGCTCACCAGATCGAACGCTTTGAGCACGCCGCCGCCAAAGCAGGCGGAGCCCAGCGCGCGGTAGCCGTGCCGCACGCCAATCTCGCCCCCCTTGCGCAGCCGGCCATTGGTGAGTGACCTCAGCAAGCCCTCGGGCAAGAGCTTGCTGTCCAGGTCCTCACGAGCGCCGCTGTTCAGCGGGATGTTCAGCAGCTCAACGGGCATGGCTCAGAGCAGGCCTCCGCACTTGGAGCACGCCACTTGGCCCGGCGTGTAGGCGATCTCGTTGCAGCGCGCGCAGCCGCGAATGACGCTGGGCGTCTCGGCCCACTGCTTCGCCTTGCGCTTGCGCGCGAGCCGCGCGTCGTTCCAGTCGACGGCCTTCTGCGCCACAGCGAATCCGAAGTCGATGACCTTGAGCGCAACCGGCGCGGCCTTGAGGAACAGCGGGGACCAGTTCACCACTCCCCCTTGGCGAGCTCGAAGTGAGGCATGTCGACGAATCGCTCGTCTGCGGTGCGACCATCCTGGTCCCAGTCGCCACCCCATCTGATCTTGATGCCAAGATCATCCGCAACCGCTTGGACGTAGCCCGCTAGTCGCGCAAATTGCGCCCTGTCCTTCCAGTCGACGGGATACGGGGCCAGGTCGACGGCCAGGCTCGGCTCCTTGTTGTGGAGCGAGTCTGGCCATGCTTTCGTGGACCATCCCGACTCGAGCGCTTCGTTCTGCTCCCTCTCGCCCCGATGCCCGCATGTGACCGAGAAATCGAGCGCCTTGGGGACTCGACGCGCCAACTCGGTCACCAGCTGGCGAAGCTTCGGGTGACAGGTTTCCAGGTTGTTTTGGCTGACCTTACCGAGCTTGATCATGGCGCCTTGCCCGCCGCGTCGAGGATGGCTGGCGCGTACTTCGCGACGCTCGCCGCGAGCTCGGGGAAGTAACGAGTCGCGAGTCCAAAGGCGGCGTACTTGAACACGGCCACGCCCTTCTGCCACCACGCCGCATGCTTCTCGAGCTGCTCCAGACGCGGCACAATCGCGGTAAGCGTGGCCTCAACTCCGTTGAGCCTTTCGTTCGTTACGCCCTGCGCCTTTGAGATCTTGTCGAGCCCCTCCAGCATGTAGCGCTGGACTGGAGTGATGAGCGGGATGGCCTCGTTGACCGTCTGCTCGCTGTACGGCTCGTAATCCTCGGCGTAGCGAAACGGCTCCCGCGTTGCCGGCTGCTGGCCGCTCATTGCGAGCCGCCGTCCGGCGCGTGGCACGCCTTGATCCGGTGAATCAGGTCGACCGCATCGTACGGCGTGACCATCATCGGGTCGTCCGGGAGCGCGCGCAGAGCGTTAAGCTTGCACTCGACCACCGCCCTGTTGATGCTTTGACTGCATGCGCCAAAGGTGAACAGAAGAGCGCCAAACACGAGCAGGCTGAGCGCCGCACCAAGGGTGATTTGTCGAGCGGGACTGGGGGTTTGCGGGAAGAGCATGGCTGTGGAGGACTCCTTTACTGAAGCGTACCTGCGCGGAACGCCTACGTCAAACGAGGACACTGCATGAAAGACGTAGGCCTTGCATTGTAATGACAGTCGGCCATGCTCTGGGCATGAAGCGACTGGCGCTGACTCTCGCGATGGGTGCCCTACTGTTCGGTGGGCGCGTGATCTGCCGCACAGCGGTACGCGCCGATGGTGTTCGACCCGTGCCAACCGTGGCCGCCGTTGCACCGACACCGGCGCTGCCTGAGCCACCCAAAGTCGAGTCTCTGCGCGACGTTAAAGAGCCGCGCCGTCTTTTGCGTTACGAGACCTATATCGCGTGGGATGGCCGCAAATGCTGGCTGAACCGCGCCAACGAACAGGTGTGTGAGCCATGAAACACGTTGCCAAGACCTCGGTTGTCCTACAGAGTATCTTCCTGTTGGCCCTGGCGATGCTGCCTGCATGCGCATCCCCCCCGGCGTATGGTGATTACTCATCGCCAGGGTCAGCCGATTACGGCGCATGCCTCGAGGAGGATGCACCTTCAGAGGAGTGCGGGACCGAAGGCGAGAGCGCGCCGGAGCCCGAGGACGACAACTGGTGCGGGTTGACGTTCGAGGAAGCGCTCGTGTCTTACCCGGACGAGCGCGTTTGCCAGACCACGATCTATGATCGCGTAACGGGTTACTGCACGTCGTGGGGGCCCTGTAGCGCAATCTGACCTCACACGTTCAGCGAGCCGCAGAAGGCGATGAACCGCCATCGCTGGGTGGTATTGTCGTACCAGATCGTAACCGTCTCGTTCTCCGCGAGAGCCGGCGAATCCATGTTGTGAACGAATCTGTTCGTCGAGGTACTGAGCCCGCTCTGGCTCGCGAGCGTCACTAGATTCGTGCCGACGTTGATGATCACGAGCACGGTGCTGTGGAGCGGCGGCACGATGCCAGTGATCGTCCGATTGCCGCCGCTGGCGGTGACTCGGATGACCGAGACCTCGTCTATTCCGGTAGGCGACCAATTGTTCTGGTCCGAGCTGATGGTGACGCTCAGGATCCCGGCGTACCGAAGGAAGCTTCCGAGGAACACGCCGCCCTGAAATGCGGTGTTCCCGTCGAAGCTGTTGCTCCCGGTGAAAGTGAAGTCCGTTGCGGTGTTGACTGCCACGGCATCGGCCGAGACAGTGATTCCCGTTCCCGCGCCCACGGCGAGCACGGCGGTGCCGCCACCGGTGAGCCCGGCTCCGCTCGCGGACGCGCCGAACACTGTCGCGTTGCTGTTCTGAGACGCGGTAACGGCGCCGGTCAGCGCCGCGCGGTGAAGCACGCTGCCGCTGGCGATGACGCTGGTGCTGTCGATGGCCGGAACCAGCGTGGAGACGTTCACGGCAACGTCGTTGGCGTTGACCGTGATGTGTGTCCCCGCGCCGACTGCTAGCGCGCTGCCGCCGCCGCCGGTGAGCCCGGAGCCTGCGACGCCTGTGTCTATGGTCCACGTATCGCCGTTGTCGCTAACGGTGATGTCTCCGTAATCGCGATCAGCAATCTTGGCGCCCGTGATGTTCCAACGGCTAGAGCTGCTTTGGTACCAGAGTATGGCGCATGTGTTGGCGCCGGACAGGATGAAGTCCTGTTCGTAAGGCGTGAATGCACCATTCGCCGTCGTGCTTCCCGAGTTGTGTTGGACGATGCAGCGCCCGTCTCCGCCCTGCTTGATGAGCAAGAAGACCTTGCCCGTGTTGCCGCCAGAGAACGCGAAGCCGGTGAACGTGATGTCCACGCTGTTCGGGTTGATGCGGTAGATGGTCGTCTCGCTGTTGAGCGTGGGCTCATAGGTGCCAACCGACGTCGGACCATCCTCGATGGTCGAGAATCGGATGATGTCTCCAACCTGCGAGCCTGATAGGTCTTGCGGGTTGCCAGTGCCGGCGTTGGCGTCGCGCCCCTTCAGAGTCGCCTCGGCCATGTCGTTCAACTCGACGTTGCCGACGGCGTTGGCATCGATGGTCCAGGAGGTGCCGTTGCCCGAGACTGTGATGTGTCCCTTGCCGCCGTCGGTCAGCGGCGTCGTCACCTCGACATCGTTGGCATTCACGGTGATTCCCGTGCCTGCTCCGACCGCAAGCGCTGTCCCTCCGCCGCCCGTAAGACCCGCGCCGGCTACGGTCGCAGACAGCTCCACCGTGCCCACAGCGCCCGCGTCGATGGTGAACGTGGCCCCGTTGTTGGAGACGGTGATGTGCCCCTTGTCACCATCTGAGAGCGGGGTGGTTACCGCGATGTCGTTGGCGTTTACCGTGACGCCGGTGCCAGCTCCCACAGCGAGAGTGCCGCCAGCCGTGTACGTGAGCCCAGCACCAGCCACGCTCGAGCCCGCGCGAGCGCTCGGGGCCGCCGTGGACGCGGTGAAATTCCCAAAGAACGTCTCCGCGGTGACGGTGCTCAGCTGTACGTCGTTGGCATTGACGGTCACTCCCGTACCGGCACCGACGGCCAGCGTTCCACCGGCTGCGTAAGTCAGGCCTGCTCCAGCGACCGAGCTGCCGGCGCGTGCGGTGGGCGCCGCGCTGCTGGCTGTGAAGTTTCCGACGAATGTCTCCGCCGGTTGGTCAGCGAGCCCTGAGAGCGGATAGTCGTCGACCGTTACGCTGATCTGGCCGGCTACAGCCGTACTGATCGTCGTGTTCGTGCCATCGCTCAGCACCCGCTCGTTGCTCATGTTCGAGCTGGCGCTGAAGGTCACGATGGGCTCGGCACTGGTCGTCTGATTGCTGCCCGCGTTGGCGGCAGCGAATCCGGTCAGGGCCGCGCGACGAGCGTTATTGGATGACGACTCGATAGTGACGTTGTCGATCACGTCGCTGATGTCGACGGACACGGAATCGGCGGCTACATCGATGCCATCACCAGCCCCCACGGCCAGAGCGGCACCGCTGCCCCCTGTCAGGCCAGCTCCGGCGGCACTCGACGCGATCCGGAGATTGTTGGAGCCGTCGTTTTCCAGGCCCGCGCCTGCCAGGTCGCCCACGTCTACCGCTATCGCGTCGGCGGAGATGTCGATGCCGTCACCCGCGCCGACTGCCAGAGCGCTTCCTGCGCCGCCTGTGAGGCCCGCTCCAGCTGCCGCCGCAGAGATGCGGATCGCGCCGACACCGCTGAACTCGAGACCCGTACCGGCCGCGATGAATTCGACCGGTCCGGTTCCTGCCGAGTCGCGCCCGAGCAGCCTGTCCGTGGGCACTCCGCCCGCCACGACGCTGCCGCCCGGGCTCGTCTGGTAGACCTCGGGAGTGCCCGTGATGAAGTCGTAGGCGCCGGCCTGGCCGAGCGTGAGGAAAGTCCCATCCGGGTTGACGACGTTCACCGGCTCGGACACGTCGGTCAGGACGATGCTGACCTGGCCGAGCTCGCCGTCGATGCCCTCGGGTAGCAGGATGGTCTGGCCTGCCCCGACGCCGACGATGACCTGGCCAGCACGCGCGTCGATGTCCTCGAGGAGCGGGACGACGGCGCGGCGCTGCCCGAGCTGTTGGAGCACGGCGTAGACACCCCGGAACTGCTCTGTGAGCGCCCGAGCCAGATCAGAGACAGTGGCCGTGGGCAGGAACGTCGGAGGCTGCCACGGCAGGCGCGGAGGCGTGTAGCCGGGCAGGTTCAGCTTGGGCCGCGGGTGGTTGCAGAGCATCCGGCGCGGAGACGAGGCCGTGACCGACATGCTCGCGGCGCTCGCCTCGAAAGCGGCGACCGAGACGAGCCGCTCGACCGTGATGTCGGTCTCGGCGGAGAAGGTGGCCGCACCGGCGGCGAAGCTCGCGCTCGACACAGCTCGGCCTCGGGACACGGAAGCGGCCAGGCTAGCGCTCCCGGCGGCGAAGGCGGCGCTGTCGACCGACCGGTTCCCGGTCACCGTCGCGCTCGTCTCGAGCGAGGCACTCCCGGCAACGAATGCCGCGGTCCCGATGGTGTTGGCCGCGAGCAGGGTGGCCGAGAGGCTGGCTGGTCCCGCGGTGAATGCGGCCACCGAGATGGGGTGCGCGCTCTCGGCCGTGACGGCCATTGTCGCCGAGCCGGCAGCGAATGCGGCCACAGGGACCGGTAGCCCGTGCGAGGCCGTAGCGGCCACCGTAGCGGCTCCGGCGACGAATGCGACCACCGATGCTGCGCGCCCGCGGGACGCCGTGGAGGATACCGTAGCGGCGCCGGAAGCGAACGCCGCGGTCCCGATGGTCAGACTCGCGCCCGAGATCGGCTGGACGGTGACGGCGCTGAGCGCGCGCCGCTGCTGGCCGGAGGCCTGAGTCGTCCAGGTGACCGTGTTGCTCCCCGCGGTCAGCCCCTCAAGCTTGTGGGCGCCACGGAGCCGGCCGCCGCCCGAGCACGTGAGGTCCGTGGTCTGCGCGGTTGGCGTCGGCGAGGTCAGGTTGATGCTGGTAGCGTTGTCGTTGCGGTAGAAGACCGAGGCCAGGAAGCCGTCGGCGCTCGCGCTCGAGATGGTCGTTGAGGTGGTCGCCTGGGTCGTCCCGCTGTTGCCCTGCGCGGCGTTGGCGCCCTCGGCAATCTGGTCCTGACGCGCCCCGTCAATGAGCCAGTAGAAGAGCCGCCCCTCGCCTCCAGTGCCCCCCGTAACCGTCGTAGTGATCGCATGCGTCCCGGGCGCGGGCATGCCGCCCTCGAACTGCTCCCAGAAGATGCCTTGGCCGAGCCCGTCATCGCTCAGCCCGTGCGAATCTGGCACCTCAAGCCCGAGCGACACGAGGTTCTGGCCGTTGAACGTGACGGCGCTGAACTCGATGTCGCCTTCGCACGCAAGCGCGACGAGCAGCTTGCGATTGCCGCTGCCCGCGCTGACCGTGACGTTGATGGTCAGCTCGGCCGCTGCCACGACGGCAGACGACCCGCTGTCTAGGACGGTGATGGCCACGTGGGCCTCAGCTTGGCGCGGTCCAGGTGATGTCGGAGGTCAGCGTCACGGTGTCGCCGCTGGCGATAGTCGTGCTCGAAATCTGGATGTCGCCCGAGCCGACACCGACCGAGCCGCGGAACACCTCGGTCCCGTTACCGTCTCGCACGGCGCCGATGGCCGCCGTTCCGCTCGCCGACGCGACCCCGGAGTCCGTGTCTGCCGCGCTGGTTGCGACTGCGCCCGAGACCGTGAAGTCCGGGATGTTGATTGAACACAGGACGCCCGTCGTCCCGCTGGTTGCGAGCGAGCTGGTTCCGATGATCAGGGTGGTGGAGCCCGAGCCAGCGTTGGCGAGCGCGGCTACCGCGTCGGCCATGTCGTTCCGTGCAGCAGAGCTATGGGTTACAGCCATCTCGTTACCTCGTCCTCATGAATGAACCGCCGCCGCCCGAGCGTCGCGGCACGATGGGTCCCGCGCGGTTGACGCGGTTGATGTTCGTCACGATGCGCGCCTTGACCCGGTCGCGCTCTGCCGCGGCCTTGGCGTAAAGCCCGCCGCCGTCGTCCTCGTCGTCCTTGAACGCCACCTTGACCGTGGCATCCCACAGGACCCACTCGAGCCAGTCCCCGTCGAAGCCGCCAACGACCTGCGTACCGGGCGACGCGGCGAGCTCCGGGAACTCGGGCAGGTACTGGATGCGGTACTCCAGCCCGAGCGTGCTCGCTGGGTAGACCTGGATGGCGCCTGCGCTCAGGCTCGCATCAGCGGGCGTGTCTTCCTTCGGCAGGGTGCGAATCAGGAATCCCTGCGGATGCCCGTTGGTCCCGTAATAGTCCCGCCGCTCTCCGATGCTCATGCGCCGGAGCGGGTACCAGCGCGAGCCAGCGCCGCTCCCGAGGTTCACATCGAAGCCCAGGATCTCGACGGCTCCCGAGGGCCAGTCCACCTCGAGGAAGTTCTCCCCCGTGATGGGCGGCGACGTGGGAAGGGCCGCGGGCGTGCTCCAGTCCAGGAGACCACTGAAGCCCGCCGCGGTAAGCTCAGCGCGGAGCGCGCGGCACGATTGCGTCAGGTATCGGCACAGGCGCGCGTCCGTGTGCCGGACCGCCATCTCCTCGATGTCGGCCCGGTCTCGGAGGTCAGCGATCAGATCGGTGACGGTGCGCGTCGTCAATTAGCACCTCGGGCTCGTGCTGGAGCCCTCGTTGTAGCAGTCCAGCATGATCCGCCGTCGGTCGCCCAGCTCGCGGTACGTGTACCAGTTGCTGTTTGGCGCGACCGCCATCAGGTCGTTGCCGGGTCCGTTCGTGGTGTGGCCGAAGCCAACCAGATGATACAGCTCGTGACGGATGAGGTTCATCCGCACGATGCGCTGCTCTTCCGTCGACCGGTTGGCGATCACCTGATCGATCGAAGAGCTGTACATCGTAATGCGCCCGTCCTTGTGCTGGCGCAGCGTGCCTTGCGGGACGCCAATCGTGTCCCACGAGGGCCCAGGGACGAAGCGCCCGAGCGCGCCGCCGCCGTCCCCGTCGTTGCAGCGCAACTGGTAATTGGAGCCGTCGATGACGCTCCAGCCCCAGTACTCCAGCTCCGCCTTCCAGTCCCAATAGGCGTCCGCCACGGCGCCCATCCACGTCCCGTTGCAGGTGCTCGCGTAGAACTTGAACCGCACGGTGCGGGAGTTGGGCACGACGCAGTTGTTGTCAGCCCATTCCGCGGGCGTGGTGCCTTCACACTCGCGCCCGAAGTCGGGATGGCCCTGGACGTTCGTGATGCCCTCGATGCCGTAGCGGAAGGGCAGGTAGATGGGCTGCTCCAGCGTGCCGAGCGGGATGATGTCCTGCCCAGCCTCCGAGGGCGCGCCGCACGCGAGCGCGAGCAGTAGAAGAGCCAGCAGGCGCACCATCACTGCTCCTCCAGGACGGTCAGGATGGCCTGTCGCAGAGCGTCGCACCGGGCCTGATAGTCCGCATTCGCGTCGAGCGCGATCTCGCAGTAGGCCTCGAACGGCCCCGCGCCAGGCGCAAGCTCTTCCTCCTCCTCGTCCAGCGCCGGCAGCGCATCGTCGGAGTAGTCGTCATCGTCCTCCTCGGGAGGACCCATCTCTGCAAACAGGCCACCCTTTGCCATCAGCTACCTGCCAGCACGCCCACGGGCGGGTCGACGGTGAATTCGACGATCCAGTTCATGACTTGGGAGGCCTGGCCCACCAGGTTGATGACCACCTCGTCGCTCGATACGGCGGCCAACAGCGTGCCGGCGACGGTCCCGATGTCACAGGTCACGCTCGTCGCGTTGTCGACCACCGGAGTCGTGGGTTGGCCGAGCACGAGCGCCAGAGTCTCGATGTACTGAGCCTCGGTTGCGTCCGCACCGCGGCCATACGCCCGCATGCGAAGGACCGTGAGCGTGTCGTCTGGGAACGTGAACCCGAGGTCATTCAGGTTCGCGACCGGGCCGCTGGTGGTCGCGTCGGTCGTGGCGATAACGCGAACCTGAGCGCCCCCGAGCGCGTGCGCAACTCGCTGGGTGTTCTGAGCGAGGAACTCGTAGAACCGAGTAGGCAAACCGCCGGCTGGATTCTGGGTAGCAACAACAACTGGGACGGCCATCAGTAAACTCCGGTTTCGATGTCGAGGGTCAGGTGGATCTGGCTGCTGTTGGCAGGTGCAGCCGCGGTGCCCGTGGCGGCGACGGGATCGCCGGTAGCATCGCCGTCGTAGAGCGACGCGCGCGTGAGGAACGCGAGCGTGCCTTGCTCAGCGTCGAACGATGTCACGGTCGGGATGAAGACCGTCCCAGCGTCCGCAACTCCGACCATGTGCACGCCCACGACGTGATAGGCGCTGCCCCGCGGCAGGCCCGTCACGGCGTAGGAGCCCGCGCTTCCCGTGATTTGCGCGCCCACATGGCTCTTGCGCCCGTCGGTGGACACGGTGACCGTAGCGCCGCTCGCGCTGAACGTCGCCTGCACCCGGCATCGCAGCGGGCGAGCGAACATGTCGCCCGCCGGTACGAAGTGGTAGTTTATCGCGAAGTCGTCTGCCACGATGACCTCAGTTCAGCGGGCAGCGCGCGAGGCACTTGGGGTTTTGCGTCCGGAGCGAGCCGTAGCCCGTGTACTGGAGCGCGTAGCTGTCGGTGTTGGGGTCGCGGACCCACTTCAGACCGTCGTCATCCATGATCGCCGGCAGCCCGTGCGCCGAGTGGAGGTTCCAGTCGTCCGTGTTCGTCATCCAGGCGATGTCCGGATCGAACATCGGCCCTTCCTCGAGGCGAATCTCGATGGCCGTCGTGGTGATGACGATGAAGTTGTAGCCCGTCTTCCCCTTGCCGGTCTCGGAGACGTTGAAGCCCGCCTGCCGCACGTCGGTGCGCTGCAGCAATTGGCTCGCCTCGTTGAATCGGCTCGTGTGCACGTAGGCGACCGTCTTGGTCCCGCGCTTCCACCCGAACCTGCTGCGCGCCACGACGGCGAGCTTTTCCAAGCGCTGGAGGATGTTCAGATTCACGACCTCGGCCGCGAGCAGCCGGATGCCTCCGAGCAACTCATCGACCGTGCGATCCATGTTCTTGAACAGGGTCGAGCTGGGCGCCGTCGGGGGGCACCAGCTGGTCAGCGTGTCGATGACGAAGCCGCTCGATGCACCGTCCACGCCCGCGTCGGTGCCGGCGCCGCCGTTGCTGGGCGCGTACACGCCGAGCTGGAAGAAGTACATCGTCCCGGTCCACCCGCTCGGGGTGCCGATGCTGCCACCGCTGGCAGGTGACACGCTGAACGTTGGAGCCGAGCCGCTGCGCCCAACCTTCTTGACGAAGCCTTGGCTATCGCCACCAAGTAGCGAGCCCGAGGTTCCTTCCGTCGCGCTCGCGACCAGGATCATGTCCGGGCGGATGCGGTTGATGTGCTCGGCGTTGCTGGTGATGGTCACCACGCCGCTCGAGATGGTACCGGTGCAGAGCGAGAGTCCCGCGCTGCCGCAGGTAACCCACCACTCCAGGGTCTGGCCGAACTGCGCCAGGTGGCCATCCACGTGCGCCGCCATGGCCCGGAGAGCAGCCGCGTCGCCGCTGTTGCCCCGCTTGACCTCGCGTTCGTCGACCGTGACCTCGCCCTTGACGCAGCCCTGCGCGTTCCGAATCTGTTGGAACGAGCCGTTGCCGCGGCGGCCACCCTGGTTGGCCACTGCTCGAGCGCCGCTGCGCGTGCCGGACCAGCCAACGCCGCCCGAGATCTGCACGAAGGAGTTGAAACTCTCGCCGTCCGGAGACGTGGAGCGGGACACCGCGTCGAGGAAGACGGTATCCATCAGGGCGAGGTTCGAAGTTTTCTCGCCCGTCGCGTACTTGCGCTTGAAGAACTGCTCTGTATAGGTGTTTCCCACGGGAAACCTCCAGGTGGATGAAGGGTCAAGCGAGCTCGCGCTCGCGCTTCTCTCCGCCTGGCGGTCGTGGGGTTTAGGGGCTCACGGTCGCCCACCGACATTCCTGGCCGTCGGCCGCCGTCCCGGTGTTTAGAGCCGCCCTCCGGTAAGGGCGTGGGTCAATCCTGCGCTGCCCGCCGGCCTACGTCAAGTCGAGGTGTCCCCATTTGACGTAGGCCAGGGTCGACGGGCAGACTCGATACCAGGCGCCTTCAGGACGCCGAGACGCGGCGTCGAGGCGGGACGGTCACTTCTGGCCACGTAGCTTGAGATACTGGCTCAAACCGTACGGGGACTCATTCCAGACTCGTAGATCGCAATTGGCGGTCACGCCACAGCATGCGCCCTTGCAGTAGGCGCAGTGCCCAATGCGCCGCGGGCCCTCGCTACCCGTCGGCACCCACTTGGACCCGACGAGCGTGATGGCGTCGAGCACGGCCGAGACCGTGGTTTTCAATTGGCACCCGTCGGCTCGGCGGGTATGCGCGAGCATGCGAGGTCCCATTCTTCTTGGGTTACATTACCTGCAACGCGCATCACTGTTCGCGTGTCGGGCGAGAAGCCACGCAACTCCAGTCGATCTGCTATCTCTGTGAGCATCATACCGGCTCGTCTCTCGCCTATGCGCTCTCGCAGAGCGAGAAACCTCCTCGCTCCCAGACCAATCCTTTCTTCGTCGCTCAATTCACCCATCGCTGTCCCCTTTGCTCGACACGCCGCTGAGGGCTCACGCATTCAGCCTGCAGCCGGTCGTACTGGTCACCGAGGCACTGGCAAACAACCTGCCACTCGCGTGACTCGCGCCGCTCGCGTAGCCACAGCACGCTCGCGACCATCGCCCAGCCAGTAATGGTCCCGACCAACGCCACCATCATCATCTCGTCGCTCACAGTAAGAACCCGTCCTTTCTCGCTTGTGCCCTCGCGTCGCTCGGTAGCGCCGCCAGAATCCGTTTCGCCTTCTCCCGCTTCGACTCGTCGATCATGTTGAGCTGCCGCTCAGCGTACTCCGCAATGCCCACTGCCGCACCTGGAGCGCCGTCCTTGCCCCACAGGTTCTTGAAGCGGCTCTGCAGCATCCAGATGGCACGGTCAGCGTTGGGCCTGCGCATGCCCTCATCGGGAACCTTCGCGAGCCCGAGCGCGTCATCCATCACAACCTGAATGAGCTTGCCCGCGAGCTCCGCCTCGCATTTGATGACGTCCGCCGCGAAGCTCGCGTAGGGCTCAATCGCCGCCGTCTCGAGCCCCTTGTCGAGCCAGCGCTTCACGCTCTTGGGCGAAATCCCCGCGCGAAACGCCGCGTAGATGGGCCAGTCTCCTTTGCCCAACTCGAACAGGAACCGCTCTTTGACCTCAGGTGTCAGCGCCGTGAAGTTGCCCAGGTCATCGACCGCCCGCTTGACGACAATCGATTGGCCGGACACTTACGGCTTCTCCGGTGCAACGCGCGCGCGCGCGAGGGAGTCATCTTCGCTCGGCATCCGCACCACGGGATTGACCACTGGTGGCCGCGCTTTCTTGGCGTCCGCCTCCAGCGCTGCGAGGCGGTCCAAGATGCCCAGCTCGTCCTCTGACCGGCCACAAACCAGCCTATCGAGGGAGTTGACCTCTCGGAGCAGCGTGTCAACAACGTCATCAGGCTCGAACTTGCTCTCCGTCTCGTCGATGAATCGCTCGAGGCGCTCCTCAAGCGCGCTCACGCGGCGTGTCAGCTCCAGCATCCGTTCCCACATCGTCATCACGTCCTCCTAAAGCTCGACCCGGGCTGTTTCATGAGGCAATCGTGACCCGTCGCAGGATCTCCCTGCGCACCATGGCCCTGGTCGAGAAAACTACCATTCTTCCGGCTTCAGCCTCTCGCGCGTGGCGAAGCGAATCCAGTATTCCTGCACCGCGTCACTGAGAACCTGAGCGAGGCTACGGTTTTGCGTCTTGGCGATGCGCCGAATGCGATCGAGCATCTCTGGTGTAAGACCTGGCGCGCTCATCCCGTCAACCTCCTGAGCTTGTCCACAGCATCCTGCGGGCCCGTCACGATGAGCCGCGGGAAGCCCTCGGTCTGCGCGTACCATTCCTTCTGAGCCGGCGTGAACTTCACTCGCCCGGTCGACTCGGTGAGGATGGTCTTTACCTCGACGAGCACCCATCGCTTTGCGTGCTCCAGACGCTCTATGCCGGTCTTCAGATCCATGACCAAGCCGATTGGTTTGCGCACTCCTACGAGGATATCCTCCAACCCCTTGCCGTGGGCGTGAAGGCTCATGCAAGGGAAGCCCAGCGCTCGAATTGCATCGAGCACGGCCGCGTGTCGCTGGTCTGTGCGGCGGGCTCTCATGGCTTCAGATCCCGGAGCGTGAGCTCGGCTCGACATGCGCCGACCACGGGGGTTGATGGCGCGTCGGCGTGCAGCTCGATTGTCCACTCCAGGTCTTCGTCCGGAATCGCTGCCATCGCATCGAGCACGGCCTGCTCGGCCTCGGTGCGGGTCTTAACGAGCGCCCGCAACCGCTCCACCTCCGCGCGCAGCTCATCGTTCTCCTTCTCCGCGCGACGCCACGCCCTGAATGCCCGGTGCCACAACAAGCGCAGGTCCCCGGCTTCGGATTCGGATTCGGTGCATTCGTCCGCCTTCAGCTCGTCTATGCGACCCACGAGTCGGTGGTTTTGCGCGGTGAGCGCTTTAACCTCCGCGCGCAGGGCTGCGGCTTCGGACTGAGACGCAGAGAGACGCTCGTAAACCACGACCATCTCCCGCTCCGCCGCCTCGGCTCGGGCGTTGGCTGCGGCGAGTTCCGCGCGCAGGGCCGTGGCCTCGGATTCGGCTCGCTGTAGTCTCTTTAGGGGCGCCTCCTTCAGCGCATTCTCGGCTTTCTCGGCGCGCAGTAGGGCGACATAACGATTATCCTCGGCTACCTGATACGCCCGCTCCGCCGCCTCCAACCGCGCCCGTAGCTCCGCGGCTTCGGATTCGGCGCGCTCGGCCCTGGTGGTTGCACTCAACCACCTCTGCTCATGGTCGTCTCGTGCGCTGCGCCATTCGTCCCGCTCCCGCTCCGCCGCCTCCAACCGGGACCGTAGTTCAGCGGCTTCGGATTCGGCATTGCCGACTCGCTCCGCGGCTTCCCGTCTCGTGGCGGCCCACGCTTCTTTGCGGGCTGCCAGTTCCTGCTCTGCATCCTCAGCTCGCTCCCGCAGCTTCTTGCGCTCCTGCCAACAGCGTTCGGTCACAAATTCGCAGTCCCGTTCCGCCTTCTCGGCTCGGGCATTGGCGGCGGCGAGGTCATCAACCGAGACGTAAGCACCGCTGGCAACTTCGAACATCTCTCCTCTTGTCGCGTCGAATGCATACCGCTTCACACCGTGGCCGGGGTCGTCCGCTTCCAATTTCTCTTGCGTGTTCATGTTGGCAGATCTCCTCACCACCCGAGCAGTTGCACGGCGTGGCGGATTGCGGTTTCGTATTCGGCGTCTCGGGCATCGTCGGCAGAGCAGTAGTCGGCGGTGGCGGCGGTGGCGGCCGCCCCGGCGGCGTGGACAGCGGCGGCGGCGGCGGAGTAGG